CATCTGCATTAAAAGAGTTACCGTCTGTACCAGTAATAGCCCAGATACCTTGTTCAGAAAAAACAACTAAAGCCGTGCCAAAGGTTTTGATATCAAGGATTTCTCCAGCACCTGATATAGACAAAGCCCCCCCATCTGTTGCAAGGACTTGGTTAGCTATATCTGAAGTAGGATCGTTTTCTTGATAGCACTTTCCTATTTTGTTTAAGTCAGTGTCTATCTGTTGAGAAAAGTAGATAGTATTATCTACGTTTATTCTATCTTTTGGAATCTCCCCAATCTCGTCAGAAGCAGTAACAGTGGTTTCTTTGTAACCTTTAGCTCCAGCGTACCAAACCCTTCCAGAATAAAACTCTATAGAATTGGGAAACTTTTCCCACTGATATCTTTTCTCTAAAGTACCAAAGGGTCTCTCAGAAAAACCTAAGACTGACTCTAAAAGACCAGAGACTCCCCCAGAAAAAATTGAGATGGAGACTTTATCTCTAGGACCATCGTAAATATAACCATAAGAATACCTTGACCAGTCCGCAGCGTTTACAATAAACTTCCCTCTAGGAGAATAAGCTTTACTAAAGTAATCATTCTTAAACTGGTAAGGAGAAAAGGCTCGTTGTTTAGTTATTGTGTCCCCTCCACCGGCTTTAGAAGCGGAGTAAGGATAACCTATTGGAGGAAAGAAGCCCAAAGTGGTGTGGACATACCTTATTGGGTCTCCGCTAAATAAAGGCTCTTCTTCATCTGGGTTTCTTGACGCAGAAAAACTCGCCGTTTCAGGCCAACCTGCATTCAACAAATTGTATCTGTGTTGTGGATAAAGAACATTATCTTTAGTTTTCCCTGTGACTTGATCGGTTAAACCCTCCCACAAAGATAAATCTCTTATTTTTATTTCAATTTTTTCAAGGACAAAATTACCGTCTTCATCTTTTTCTATGTAAAAAGGCGCTGTGCCTTGGTGCGCGACATAAAGGCGGCCATTGCCTGAAGCAAAAGATAGTGTTAAGTCAGAAGCGCCGTCATCAAAAGTAATGAAAAAAGTTTCTAAAGGATTGTCCATGTCAATGCCGGAGTCTAACATTTCAAACAAAAACAAATCTCGACCAGACTGGACAACAGCAATTTTTTCGTCACCTGAGTTCCCTACATTATCCCAAACAAAAACTTTATGTGCGTTTCTGTTTACAACAGTGTACTTACTATCTGTTTCATAAGACGTGTTATTCTCGTTTTTAAGACCTGCTCTTAGTTTTAAAGTGCCGTTATCTTTAATATCAAAGTTTACAATATCTTTAAGAGAGCCTTCAGGATAGGCAAGTGGATTGGCAACAGTCACAAAGCCTTGCCTGAAATCTGCGTATACTTTTTGTAGTGCTGTTCTAGCCATTATGCTAACCCGTTACCTTTTCTGCCATACCTGAATTTAGGATAGTATTCCATCTCAGTTCTAATCTGCTCACGACGCATCCTTGAGATGCCTCTAGCCTGCCGACGTTCATCTTCTTGGTTTACCTGCATGTTCATGTACAGGGAACAAGCTGATGCAAGCATAGATAGGTATAGCGGATACAAGTTATCTTCTAATGGGATAACAAAAGTATCATCCTGTAGCCAAGTCGGAACAGTCTCACCGTGACAAATTGTTTTAGTACCAATTAAGGTGTCTTCTACTTCAGCATCATAACTATCAAAAACTAATGTCTTGTTATCAAATGAAGTGTAGTAGTCAGGCATCTTGTTGTTGCAAACAAAGATTGGAAAGTCTTTATATACAGTTTCTTCTACGTAATCTGTAGAAGTATTTAGTCTATAACTTTTTTCTAAGAAGTCTTCTGGTTCAAGCCATTGAATCTTTCTGATATGTTTGTTTACATCAGCAGTTGTTGTTACATCGTAACGTACAGACTTAATGGTATGTACTTCTGCCCCAAGCTCTAGTAAAGTAGGGGAATCTAGATCAGAGAAAGAGTTGACTTCAATAAGATCAACATGTTCTTTCCACTCAGCTCTTGACATCAGATCATAAAAGGTAGACTCTGCTTCACGACTAATTAGCAAAGCATCTTCCGTATCTGAGATGCCATCAACAGGATCAAGGTTAAGTTTTTCTAACACACGCTGCGTTGTGTAAAGCAAAGTACGGGACATTTTATGTCTCCCTAAGCAAATGAATCCCTAAGCGCATATCTGCTATAGTTACGTTAGCAGCATTTTCTGATGCTACCGCAAAACCAATTACCGATCCAGCGGGTAAAGAGACAAGACTGGACCCTGAAATATTCTGAGTTCTTCCTGCATCTTTAATATCAGTCTCCAGCTTTCCATCATCTGCTACACCGCTTATTGTGTAACGGAAAGCCATTCTATTTGTACCGGCTGAAGACTTTACATTAGCCCAACCAGTTAGACGGTAGGTGCCTGCAATAGTAGTTGTGAGTGTATTGGCAGTTCCATCAAAAGTGGTATTAAAAAGTTCCCCTGCTGTGGAAGGTGCCCTAGCATTATTGATAGGTACGAAGTCTGTTGCTGTGTTGAATGTACCATCTACTGCGGCAGGTACTGCAAAAGCTGTAGAGCTGTTGTCTACATCAACTTCACCATAAGCAAAATTCATGCCTACCTCTTCAGGAGTAAGGTATCTAATCTCACTATCACCGCTAGAAGAAGGAGTAATTACTTTCCCTGCGTCGGATGCAGTTGTGTCAGAGATACCTTTTGGTTCATGGACATCCGCTGAAGTCAAATCTCTGTGTTCTACTGTCATTTTAAACCTCTTAGAAAAAAGAAAAGGGAGGAAGAGAATATCCCTCGCCTCCCTTTAATGTACTTTACAGTACGTATTCTACATACAGAGTACCAGAACCTTCGGTAGGTGCAGTAGTTGTTGCAGTCACGGTGAGGTAGTTAGCCTCAGTAGTAACTGTTTCAATCAATGCGCCAGCGCCTTCGGCAGTGGTAGTACCTGTTGCAATCAGACCATCCTGATCAATGTCAGTGCCGTCAAGCTGGCTGGTGCCAAACTCTACAGCATTGTCAAAGTCTACGTCAGCAACGTAGCGGGCAGTTACAATGTAAGCGCCAGTCGGGATGAAGAAATCTTTCTGCGTGTGGGCTTCCCCCACCGCAGGCAGATCAGTTGCATCAACAAACATCTTCATAGACTTAACAGGGCCGTACGAGTGTACGTCTGCTGCGTCAAAGTTGTCTGTAATCTGAGGACCGAACGGTACTTCAATACCGTCTTCGTTAGTCCAAGTGTTAGCTCGTGCCATTTCAATTACCTCCTAAAGGTATTATTAGCCAATGCTGTTAGGCGTCATGATGGTTACGAGGGACTCTGGACGATACAGACCAAGGCCGAATGAACCAGTCAACTGGTGATATTCAGTCTCGATGTCTTCGTCGCGCCAGCTTACCATACGTGGAGTACGGCCCCAAGCACCTACGAAAGGCTTAACCATGTCGTCAGCAACACTGAAGAACATGTTGGCATTGTAGCCAGAAGTATCACCAACAGCGTCGCCCGCATAGGTAGTGATGCCTGCTTCGTTGCCAGTCTCTGCGATGTACTCTGATACGTATACGTCAAAGCCGTAGATGTTACGGATGAAGCGGATACCAGTAGTGTCCAGCAGACCGGACTCGATAATACCTTCCCAACGTGGGTTGAAGGATACGTCTGTCAGGTTAGACAGGGTGCTGAGATAGAACTCAGACTCAGGGCTAACAACTGCAACCATACCAGTCATAGGTACATTAGCTTTCTTCAGAGCGTACTTAGCATAAGCAAAGTCTTCTGGACGCAACTGATTGGTCGGTACAGCAGTGCCGTCACCTGAACCAGCCATACGGTGCATAGCGCCGTTGATGGAGTTGCTGTCGTTCAGAGTCTGCTCATTGGCAAGCTCCATGATCTTAGTTTCCAGATATACGTCCATTGCGCGCTTCATGCGCTCAGGAGTACGTGCCAGAACTTGGTCAGCTTGGAAAGATGTCTCGAAGAAGTGATCGGTAAACGGAACCTTCACACCCTTGAATTCATCAATGTTGAACTGGAACTGGCCTGTGTCCATGCGACGCTCAGGAAGCGCTACAGACTCTTGCCAATCGTCAACTTCCAACTCACCAATAGAGTTGACCTGAAGTTGTGTCCGAATAGAATCGGAAGGGATGTCAGACATCCAGCGTACATACTGTTGCGCGATGAGTTCGTCACGCAGAAGTTCTTTCATCTGCTCAGAGAAAATCTCATTACGCTGGAGGTAAGTGCTACCCCATGTTGAATCAATACCAGCCATTTTTAATAGCTCCTAGATTAGTTTTTATCTTTAGCAAAAAGTTTTCTGAACTCACGCTGCGTATCTGCTTTCCAGTATTCTCTGGGGTTTGTACGCATAAGCTGTGAGTAGTAAGCAAAATCTTTTTGTCCGTTATCTTGCGGAGGCATCTGCGTTCCGCGAGTAGGTGGTGGTGTTCCTACACTTTGTGCCTGTCCTTTCTTCAGCCCGGTTAGGGTATAGAAAGCCTCAGGAGATTTACGTGCGGTGTTCACCATATCATCAACGGTTAAGCCGTTAGCTTTAGCAGCCTCGGCCACCTTACTTTCAACATGCTGCTCACCAAACTCTTGAGTAAGACGACTCAGCACTGTGCTGTAGTTCTCGTCCATCTTCTGTTTGGTTTGCTTTTGATTGAGGTTCTCGATAACTTTACCTACAAGCGCGTCTTCGTCAAGGCCGGTTGTATCTTGATTAGCAACGTCTTGGGTTCCTCGATTCTTTAAAACCTCTTCGATGTTGTTCAGGTTCTTCATGCGCTCTTCCAGAGATGAATACATCTCACGACTTTGTTGATTCTCACTCTTAAGAGTATTGATAAAATCATCTTTGTCAGCTAAGCGCTGTTGCATTACCTGAAGCTGATACTCGGTTGAATGAGTATCTTGACTACGTTCATTGTCAGAGGCTTGGTCTTCCTGCTGGAAATTCTGCGTAGTGCTGGCTTGTTCGTTTTGGTCTTGTACGAACTTATTTTCTTCGGTCATTTTATTCCTCTATCGGTCCGATAATTTCTTTTACTTTGCGGATTGCTCGACGGTAGCCTAGAAGTTCTGCTTGCTTATGAGACCAGTTGGGGTCTTCATAATTAAACGTGGCTTCAGATTCCTCTACCTTATCTTGAAGTTCCTTATCAAGTCTAGCAATTAGGATGTTCAAAAATCTACGAGCAAACTGCATGTCTTCTTTGACTAGGGCAACTTGCTCTTCATTCACTAAGCGCTCTAATGAGTTGCTTAGTTCAAACTTATACTTGGTCAGCAGTGGCTTCAATGTCTTCCTCGCTCAGTCCCGTAGGATCAATCATTGATTCTTCTTCCAGCATATCTTGTGCAGACATCTGCAATCTCTGTGCTTCCAGACGTTCTGGGATACGACCATAAGGCTCGAAGAGAGCTTCAAAGTCTAGTAGCTCTGACCACATAGCCCCCATCTTCTTAGCGGGGAAGTGCTGCATGACCTCTGGGTCTTGCAAACCTGTGGAGTAGAACTGTTGCAGCTGCTGTGCAAGCCTAGACTTACGGGCGCTGTCTCTAGCACCAATGGGTACAACCTTACCGTTTGAACGGAGGTCTTCCCTTGTGATCTTAATAAACTGCTCTACACCGTAGTCTCTGTTCAAGATACTTACGATGTCAGAACCAGATAGATTCTGCTTAGCAGCTTCAAGTTCAGCATTGATTAACTCTTCAAGGAAATCTGAGAAGATGTTTGTCTGGTATTCGAATACACGATTAGCCGCAGACATCAACTGCTGTACTTCAAAGGCTGTCTTCTCGCCCGGAGACCTGATACCTACTGCTTCACGAGGAGCGCCTGCATATTGCTCCATGTCGTTCTCAGCTTTCTGAATCTGGAAGTCAGCGTTCAGGACTGTAGTATCTGGACGTAGGGGAGTAACCGCACCTTGTTCTGAAACAAAGTAATGGATAGCTGCGCCTACTCTCTTGATCTCTGGATCACCTTGGAACACCATGTCAGGTTGTAGCATCTGATCGAATGCATCAGACTTAGCATTCTCAAGGTGGTTGATCCGGTACTGCATACCTACCAGATTGTTAAGAGGACCAAAGCCCCACAGTGAATCTGGTGTATCTTTCCATACGCTATGGAAGATGTTAGGCTTGCCACTGTACGTGTTCAGGGGTTCATTACGTAAGACATACCGGCCATCTGCTACTGTGATTACATGGTTCTTTAAGAACGTGCCAGAGGCTCTGTCGTAGGTGTCTCCGTAGAACTCATGGATCAGTACGTGACCTGAGTTATAATACTCAGTGATCTCGCCGATACCATCACCAGCAAAAGCATTTGCTTTGTTCTGGTCTAGCTCTGTACGGTGGTAGTCATTGACTGCAACCCGATCTTCCTTCATCTTCCGAAGAGTTTCTTCGTCAAACCTACTGTTGCCATTTTGAATCTCAAGCTCAATCTCGCCAAGTGATTTGTAAATCTTGACAATCTTTGGGCTGTCCTCAAACGTGACGGCGGTGGGGTTAAAGACAATGTCATACGGAGAAATCCTATAAGGACGTGGTCCTTGATAAGAGATAGTTTGTTCTCCAGTGAACGGATCAATCGCTTTCTCCGATACGTATTCAACACCTGCGAAACAGTTGCCATAGATAATCCAGTCGGAGATTAGTTTGCGTATTACTTTACGGAAACCTGACAGCCTGTGCTTAGTTCTTAGGTAAGCTAGGGCAGCATCACGTTTCGCTTTTGAATCATCTTGTTGGTCAAAGCTGATAAACTCAAGCCAGTCGCTCTTAGGGAACAAGCTGAAGTCAGTGTTCACCAACAAGTTATTATATATGTGGTATAGCTTAGGACGATGTACTGTGTTGTCCCAATCGTTCTGTACGTTGGTAGTCTCACGAGTGCTTGTAGCAAATACATAACGCTTGGCTTCTGCCCAACGCTGTTCTGCAACTGCACGAGCAGACTTCCAGTTCCACCACATCCCCATAATGTCTTTAGCAATATCGTCTGGGTGGTTTAATGCGTTCTCAAAATCTGCTGTATTAGAACCAGTAGATGCCATTCTTAACGTCCTCGTCTTTAGGCTTTATTGCGCTCTTTATGCGCTAAGATGTCTTCACACAACCTAAGTAAATAGTCGTGACCGTACTCATTAAGGCACACGTTAGCTGAGTAAGTAACAAGTCTTACGTTACCTTTAACATAACCAAGAGTCGGATCAATTCTATCTATACTAGGCGCATCAGGATTAACCTGTGCTTTCTTTCCCCAAGACTCTAGATCAAACATGCGTCCAGTAATAGGACATTGCATCCCTTGCTCTTCCCATAATTCAATAACAAAGTCTGTGTTAATATTATACGGCAAATTTTTTGCGTTAGCCCTGTTCTTTGCAGCGTAAGCTAAAGAACCTAAACGACGTTTAACATTAAACCTTGCGAGAAACCACTCGCCTTTATCTCGGCATTCTTCGCAAAATCTTTGAGTATTTATATGGTAAGGCTTGAATAAAAAGCCGCACTCTTGGCAATTTTTATCTGCCACGGCGTCCTCCAAATCTAGCATCAGTAATTACTTTTTGATCATCGTCTAAGTATTGTCTTGACTTCATTGGTATTTTAATCTGCTCTAAAGCCATACCCAATGCGTCTACTAAGTCGTCGTGTGGTGGTCTCTCTAGTACAAGCTCTTCTTCAAGAGTGTTAGTCAAGCCATCCCTTCTATGGAATACAGACTTGAGTTCGTACTTAGGGTTGACTATAGCGTACTGCCTCATCAACTTAGACTTAGCGCCAAAACCTGCGTTGGCTTTTGTTTGCACTGAGATAAGACCACCAGCTTCTCGTGACAGTCTTTCGATCTCTTGTGCTACCAGTTTACCACCAGCGTTAGACTCTACGGTGATCTTACGGAAGCCCCATTTCTGTGAGAGCGAGATAATATTGTCGTAGTAGATTTGGAAGTTAGACGTTCTGAATCTGGATAGATCAAGTACGTAGTAGTAACCATCTTCATCTACACCGATCACAGCTATTGCTGTGTAGTCAGGTTCTCTTCCACCTGTCTGGCTAACCTCTGTCCAAGCTACGTCCATTGCTGCACTAAGATTTAGTTTCTTGTCTTTGTACTTTACACCTACGGGTGTTATGTGCATGAACTTAGGATCGTAGTATTGGAATACTGATCTGTCGAGTAAGTTAGTTGACTCATCGTTTGGATCATTATAATACTGTGCGTAGTATTGTGCGATCTCGCCTTTGGAGGCGTAGTCTGCTCTTACTACTTCTAGCTGCTGTGTATCAAACCCGTACCACTGCTCATTGAAGGCTGACTGTGTACGGGGCCACAGGAAGTTTCCTGTCCCATCTCCGTGGTCTTCTACGACCTCTTCCATGACTTCCCAGAGAGGCTCCTCGTGTGTAAAGTCTCGTACCATCTCATCCCAGATACGATACTTAGCTTCCTTCATATCTTGGTAAGCATCTCTAGGATGGTAACGAGTACCGACAGCTTTGATTGCACCACCAGCATTCAAGATAGATGTACACTGTGATAGAGACTTCTGTACATCCTTACGGCCACCTTCTGTGTATGCGTTGTTAGGTACAACAACGTCATCGAAGACCAGAGAGTCACAGTGCAAACCGATGAAGTTTGACTTGACTGTCTTAACAATCAGTGTGTGGTCTCGTGTGCCGTGTGCTCTTCGAGATGGATGGTCTACGTTGATGCTGTAGGCTGACCAGTGCTCTCTATCACCTTCTCTATCTTTGATCATCTCCGGCCAGTACCTGCGGTACACCGGGTTAGTGATCATGTTCTTGATTGCGTATAGCTGATCCTTTGCCAAGTCTTCACCAGCTGAGAGATAGATGATGCTGGTCCAAGGTGCCTTGGTAATCTGCCATGCTACCCATGTAGCGATACAGTGCGACTTAAGATGTCCACGCGGAAGTAGAAGGAGCTGTCTAGCAGCTGCATCTGACTTGGTCAGCCATCTATAAACCTTCTCGTGTATATCTCCGTAAGCATAGTTGTGGTTTACCAGCCTTGCGAAGAACCAAAGATCATCTTCTGCTGCCTGTCTGATCTGATCTTTCGTTTGCTTGGTAGCCATACTATCCTCGTATCGGTATAATGTTCAGTCGTTTCATGTCGTCTTCTACGTCAGATTTCTCTTCTGCACGGATAGTAGCTTCACGTTTGATGTCTTCTTTCTTAGGCCTGCCTTTGGTATTGGCTGCCTTGTGCATGTCTATAAGTTTCTTAGCGGCTGTGACATCACCATCTCTGGCTTTCTCGATAAGAACTTTCTTACCAATACTAGCATCACGTTGCTGCATGTCTTCTAGCCAAGCATCGTAGCCACGGAAGGTTGCACAGCCTTGCCACCCCTCTCTGAACCAAGCAGTCTTCTTAAGCTTATCAAGCAAGCCCTTGTCGCCAAAGGCTCTCAATGCGAAGTCATACTCATCAGCTGATTCGATGAAGGTAGTATAAAGACGAGGGCAATCTTTATGATCAACCCTCTCAGACAAACAGTACACAGGCTTCATACCTTGGTCTCTGCGCTTCTTACCGATACGCTCAACAAATAAACTGTCTGTCCTGTATAAACCGTTTGATTCTATATACATTATTCAGGTGCCTTAAAGTAAACAAGCACTTGACTAGACGCAGAATTCCAATACCCTAAAAAAGAATAACCTTTTTTATTTGGGGCTTTTGTACTATAGAAAGCTGCTTCTATATTAGTGCCGTCGTTTATGTTAGAAGCTTCGCTGGGCAACTCTTCAAAAATTTGTTTAGGTATCCCCTTATCAGAGATATATAAAGACCTTACCCCTGATATAGGGGTAGATTGCATTGTTTGTTCAAAACGAGC